TGGTCGAACTGTACGCCTGGACGGGCCGGAAGCACCACGAGGTCTACCCCCAGATGGTGGACATCCTGAAGAACGTCTGGGGCTGCCGCCGCGTGATGGTGGACGCCACCGGCATCGGTGAGCCGGTCGCCAGCTTTCTGGGCAAGGCGCTGAGCAACCGAGTGCGCCCTTTCAAGTTCACCCAGCAGTCCAAGTCAGAGCTCGGCTTCAACCTGCTGGCCGCGGTCAACTCGGGGCGGCTGAAGCTCTTCGCCGGCGATGGCTCGCCCGAATACCAGGAGGTCATGCGCCAGCTTGAGAAGGCCAGGGCCGACTACCGTCCCAACCAGACCATGAACTTCTACGTCGATCCGGCTGAGGGGCACGATGACCTGCTGATGGCCCTGGCCCTGGCGGTCGAGGCCACCAGGGACTACGCCCCGAAAGTCGCCAAAGGAGGCGCGCGGCGTGAGTAGCACGGCGGTGCTGGCTGCGGTCGCGGGGAGAACGAGCAGGGTGGGTGAAACGAGCTCCACTGGTAAGAAGGACGCGCGGTTGGAGGGTGGGTCCCCGCCCTCTGCAGTGAGTCCGAGGTGGGGGCACCCGACACCCGTGCAAAGGCGGGTGGGCCCCACTGTCACTTCGAGCACAGCGAAGGGTCTGCGTCGGTGAGGTCCTTTGCTCCGCTCAGGACAACATAAGGAGCTTTGCTCCGAATGACGCAAGCAGAACGGCGGACCGGAAACAGGAGGCACTCGAATGTCTGATATTCTTCCAAACCTGCTGAGAAACAGGGACAGCGAGCGCTTGCAGCGCTACCGGCAGTACCTCGATTTCTACAGGGGCCAGCACTGGCTGGGCCCTCCCCAGGGCGACCAGCGCCGCCTGACCTTCAACTATGCCAAGGTATTCATCGACAAGATCACCTCTTACGTCATGTCCGGCATCACGCCGGTAGTGCATCCGGCAGACGCTTCTCCTGACGCGAAAGACCGCGCTCGCCGGGCCGAGGACGCCCTTCAAAGGGTCTACGACGACAACCACCTGGGCGTGCTGGACTTCGATACCGAAGCTGACTGCTCCATCCTGGGCGACGCTGCCTACAAGGTGACCTGGGACACGGATGGCAAACGGGTGCGCGTCACTGCCCCGGACGTCCAGGGCCTTTTCGCCTGGTGGAGAGGCGACGACATCTCCGACATCTACCGGGTCGCCTCCCGCTACACGCTATCGGCTGACCAGGTGGCCGACCTCTACGGCGTGACGCCCGCCAGGGACACCGCCACCATCATCGAGGACTGGACGCCCGACACCTTCACCCTGTGGATCGACAGCACCGTGCACAGCAGCACCCCAAACTCCTACGGGTTCATTCCTTTTGTCATTTACCCCAACCTGCGCGAGCCAAAGCAGTTCTGGGGCGTCTCCGACCTGCCCATCATCATGGAGCCGCAGCGCGAGCTGAACCGCGCCCTGTCGCAGCTTTCGCGCATCCTGGAGCTGAGCGGCAACCCCATCGCCGTGCTGGAGAACGTGGAGGAGTCGGAGGACATCGCCGTGGCGCCCGGCGCGGTGTGGAACCTGCCCGAGGGGACACGGGCCTACCTGCTCGACCTCCTCAAGGGCGGGGGCCTGCGCCTCCATATAGACTACGTCAACCTCCTCTACCGCATCATGCACGATATATCCGAGTCGCCGCGGGCCGCGTTCGGCGGCACTGAGCGCGACCTCTCCGGCGTTGCCCTCCAGGTAGAGATGCAATCGCTCGTTCAGAAGGCGCAGCGCAAGCGCCTGATTAGGACGGTTGCCTACCGCAAGCGGAATGACATGGTCCTGCGCATGCTGGAGCAGAAGACCGGGACCGACTACAGTGGCCTCAGCACAGATATCGTCTGGGCAACGTTGCTGCCGCAGGACCTGCTCAGCCTGGCGCGGACGGAGCAGGTGCTGGTGAATACGGCGCTGCACTCGCGGTACAGGGCTATGACCGAGTTGGGCGTCCTCAACCCGGACTCCGAGCTGGAGAAGATCGCCGAGGAGCGGCGATGGCTGGGGGCAGGGGACGCAAGCAAGGAAGAGAAGTCGGCGGCACCAGGGGTGGCAAAGCCGGAGCAAGAGACACCTGGGGCGGGGCAGGCAGAGGTGGGGGATGACAGATGATCCCTTTGGAGGCCATGGAGCGTGCGCCTGTTGCGAGCGCGGGCGAAGAGAAGAAAGCCGTGTGTAGGAGACCCCTTCTGGGGTCGACAAAGCGCCCACCGGGCGGCCGCGGTTGCCCTGTGCGGTACGACGGTGCGGGACGTGTTTTGGGGTGGATGGGGTCCAGCCGCCTCCGCCCCCGTCGAGCCTGGAAAGGCTCTCCTACAGGGGTCGGGTTGGTCCAGGGACGAACCCGACTACCGGGCACGGTTGCCCGGCCCTCCCTGCCTCCGGCTCCCCGCGGGGGGGTGGCTGATGTCCGAGCGCAGAGAAACGAATACACCAACAACGAGGAGGTACCAGACATGACCGAACAACTCCAGCTAGCCGAGCCCATCAGGACGGACGCAGAGCCCATCGCCACTGCCTCCCCTGTCCTGGACGAGCTCAACCAGGTCGTTGAGGTGACCATCATCAGGCCGGGCCAGGCGCGGGTGGCCGTCAACGGCAGTCCGGTGACCTACACCGAGGAGGCCCTCAGGCAGAGCCTGCCCATGTGGGAGGGCGCCGCCTGCTTCTGTGACCACTTCAACAAGAGCGTGCGCAACATCGCCGGCGTATTCTTCGCCCCGTGGTACGACGGCGGCGTGAAGGCCAAGCTGCGCTTCATCGACACGCCTCTCTACCGCATGGTCACCCGGATCGTGAGCGACCGCGAAGCGGGCCTGGCCGTCCCTGACGTCGGCCTGTCGGCCGACATCGCCGTCAACGGTGAGAGCACCGAGGACGGCCTGACAGTTACCGAGATCACCAGGGTGGTATCGGCAGACATCGTTTTCTCACCCGCAGCCGGGGGCTCCTTCGACCGGGTACTCAACAGCGTGATGCACGAACTCGGAATTGCGGCAGACCAGAATGAGTCCGGCACGGTGTCCGGCAGGACCTCGGACGCTGGCGAAGCCAGCACCGGCCGCCTCGTTCCTGAGAAGCGCGTCCGCGATCTCCAGAGCACGGCGGACCGGCTGAGGAACCAGGTCAGGGACCAGGAAGCGGCCATCCAGGAGCTACGGGGCAACCTCTCTGAGGCTGTCAACCGCTACCGAGACGCCCTCCTCAAGCAGCACCCGGAGATACCGGCAGACATGCTCGAGGGTGACACGGTGGCCGCTCTGGACGCTTCCCTGGAGCAGGCCCGGGCCGTGGTGGACAACGTCAAGCGGCACCTGGCTGAGAGGGTTCCGGCTGGCGCACCCCAGCGCACCGGGCCCGACATCAGCTCGATGTCCCCCGGCGAGAAGATCACCTACGGTCTGAGGCAGCGCGGGTTCGGTAAGTAGCGCCCGTTTGTGGGCAACAACGTAAGGAGGTAACCAGGAATGGCTTTGACACTAGCGGAAGCAGCCAAGCTGTCCGAGGATGCCCTTCGCTCCGGCATCATGGAGACGGTCATCAAGGACTCGCCTGTGCTTCAGGTGATGCCCTTCATCGACATCGTGGGCAACTCGTTGAAGTACAACCAGGAGAACGCCCTGCCGTCGGTGGCCTTCTATGCCGTGGGCGACACCTGGGCCGAGTCCACGCCCACCTTCACCCAGAAGACGGCCACCCTGAGCATCATGGGCGGCGACGCCGACGTGGACCACTACCTTCAGCAGACCCGCTCCAACATAAACGACATCCAGGAGGAGGTCATCAGGCTGAAGGCCAAGGCCATGCGGCACAAGTTCGAGGACACCTTCATCAACGGCGATATCACCGCCGACACCAATGCTTTCGACGGGATCGACAAGCTGTGCCCTGACTCGCAGAAGATATCCATGGGTGACAACGGGGGCACGCTCACACTGGCCAAGCTGGACGAGCTGGTCGACAAGGTGCTGGGCGGCAAGCCCGATCTGCTCCTGATGAGCAAGCGCAGCCGGCGCAAGCTCAAGGCGCTGATGATGGCCGCTGGCATCGTGGAGGTCTCCCAGGACGAGTTCGGCAACACCGTTCAGCTCTACAACGGCATTCCGGTGGGGGTGAACGACTGGATATCCGATGCTCAGACCGTTGGCACGTCCCAGGATTGCAGCACCATCTACGCCCTTCAGGTGGGCGAGGACGGCGTCTGCGGGCTGCACAATGGGGGCATCCAGGCGGAGCTGGTCGGCCCGGTGTCCAATAAGAACGCCACGCGGATCAGGCTGCGGTGGTACTGCTCCGTGGCCCTGTTCAGCACGGTGAA